CAACCCTGACGTTATGGTGCATCTGCTGTGTTGAAAGCGATGCGGGATTAGGGCCAAGTTGCTGTGTAGACAAAGCCATACCCAAAGCATGTGCTGAGTAAGTATTCTCATACGCACTGTAATCGACATCCATTGCAGTCTGATTTTGGCCAGCGTAACCCCAGCCATCCATAGCGCCATAACCAAGGCCCGAAGGGTCATCGGTTGGGTTTACGCCATCCCATCCATCCATGCCGGAACCCATGACATCTCCACCGTAGGAACTGACCTGACCTTCGTGGGCATCACTTAGATTACCCTCATCTCCACCATAGCCACCCGTTCCCCCAAATGCATCTGGCCCCATCCCATCAACGCCTGAAGAATCTTGCCCCCCACCCTTTCCTTGAGCCATGACTTAACTCTTGTTCAGTGGTCGCGCTCGACGAATCGGCGCAAGAGAAAATGACCACATCTTCGGTGTTGGATTGAGTTCTTGCGAATACTCCACGCCAGTTTCCCAATCATCAACCGAGTGCGCTCCATCCTCACCGCGACAGACGATGGATGACTTATCCATGTCCTTGATGTGTTTCCAATACTTATTGTCTTTCATGTCCCCATCCAAAAAGAAAAGGGGAGAGCCGAAGCCCTCCCCCATTCAGGTTTACCGACCGCCATCCAGACGAGTACCCCGTGGGGCGCTCGACGGCGTACCAGTGCCTACCGGCTTCTGGTCTTTACCTTTGGAGGTAAGGCCGAGTTCTTTGTGGGAAGCGGAGATTTTCTGTTGATCAGAAAGACCGCTTTTAACGCCCACTCCAGAGGTTGACTGTGCCATATTATTCCTCCTTTAGGCCGCCGAGTCCCACATTACAATGCGGGCCTGTGCGGCAGTTGAGTGAACCAACCCAGCACCACCTAAGTAGTACCAGGCAATACCACGACTACGACCATAGTCAGTCGGTATCTTTCCACGAATCTCTTCGGGGATAGCGACTGCTTCGGCCACAGTGTCAGCACCAAGGAATACAGCCCAATCACTCGCGCTGTTAGTCCATGCGCCAGCCGCAGTACCCATACCAGTGGCGGCTCCGCCCTTGATACGATACGTCTGCTCGACAAAACGGACTCCCTCATAACGACCAGTTTCGCCATTGCGGATCATCTGGAACCCGGTTTCGACATACTGCGAGATCGATTCCAAGTTGTTTTTGAGGGTGCGGAACGTGGTTGGCCACGCAATGCAGAAATAATCGTCACCTTCATAGGCTGGGATATTCCTCTCTTTCATTACGTCTACAACTGCCTTGATGTGGTTTTTACCCAACGCAACATTGTTCGTCAACGTAGCAGTACCATTAGTGGTGAGAGTCACCGCATCGGTTGCTGTACCCGCTGTCGGAACAACACGCAAAGGTGTGGTATCGATCTGGTCTGCAACCAAACCGTCCATTACCTGTGCCGCATCGATCTTTAAGACCTTGTGTATGATTTCCTTAACTGGATGCTCAGACAGATCATCCAACTTGGAGGTGAAGGGAATTGAATTCCCCATCTCAGAAATCGTCATGGTTCCTTGCGTAATTGTGAAATTAGTTTCAGCAATCGCCGTGCCTTCGGTTAAGGCCGCACCCGCTGTCGCAACAGTGGAGTACACGTTCCAGTGGAACGTATCACCCTTGTTTAGACCTTGGTGAGCGGCATCCTTGACATCAGCGAACTGACGAAACTTCACAATCGGACGCAGGGAAACACGCAATTCCTTAGACAAATTGAGCGAGTACATATACCCACCCATTGAGGAGGTTCCCCAAACTTGTCCAGCCATAGTGTGTTACCTATGTTAAAAGTGAAATTAGGAGATCAGGCGGGTTGGCCCCGTTCTTTCCTCATCTCCGCGATGACATCGGAATAGGTCGGCTCCGTGGTGTCCTCGCCTATATGGGCGCGTACATTTTTCGGAGTGACTTCATCCATGTTCTGCTTTCGCTCTTGGCGTTTTTCCTCCTTGGCTTTCCCGCCCAATTCGTCAACGTAGTTCATCAGCCAATCACGGGCGTACTTGCCCGACTCTTGCATGATTTCCCACGGATCACGGGTAGGGTCTTCCTGATAAAGTTCAGCAGAACGGCGGTCAGCGACAGCCAGTAACGAAGTGTCTTCAGCGATGTCCGAATATTCATCTTTGAATAATTCGACTGCTTGCTGGCGACGAAGTTCGTAACCTTGTTCGCGGGCCGTTTTCTCCTCTTCACGCATTTCAGCCTTCGTCCGGTTAATGATTGATTGGACATCAATCTGCGGTGTTGGCTTATCTGCGTTGCGAATCTGCTTTAACAAACTACTTGCTTTGGCTTCCTCGCCTTGGAAAAGGGCATCGTGGTATTGCTCATATAGAGCATCAGTATTCGCGTCCGAAGATGGCGATGCTTGTTTCTCAGCGTCTTGCGATGGCCGAGAGGACTCTAGGTGAGTCCTGTAGTTATTCAGTTTGGCCTCATACTCCGCCAACTCGCGTTGACGTTCTGCGGCCTCCTGAAGTCTTTTGTCAGCAGTGGAATTTTTCTGGTATTGCGCCAATATATCTTCATACGACACTTCTACCAGTTCGCCGTCTACCTTTGCAGTGACATACCACTCGTCACCTTTTTGGTAAGCGGGAGAAACAAACTCTTGTTTCTCTTCCTCTACTTCCTCAATTACTTCTTGTGGGATTTCTTCGATACTCTCTGCGATCCGCTCAATCTCTGCTTCATGCGGGGAGAGGCGAGGTTCCTCTGATTTAACAATTTCTGCGGATACGTCCTCTTTGGGGATAGCGTCCATAACTACTCCTGTATTTCAGTCAGAGTTTCCTCTGCGTGTTTCGCTTGGTTAATAGCCTCGTCTAGCCATGAAATAACGACTTGAGGCAACCTTGCACGGAATTGCAATTCCCGAATGGTGTCTTCATCAAAAGGTTCGGCGTTCATCCACGCTTCAAAAGCCTCTTCTCTGGCTTTCTTTGCGCGACCCACGATGTATTTCCCAATAGGGGATTGCAAAAATTCCTTTGTCTGGAGGCCAAGTCGGGCCTCCGCAATCAACAAATCAGTTTCTTCCATTAACCCTCTGCGCCGGGAATCTTCCCGTACTTGTCGTTCATTAGTACATCGGACATCTGTTTCCCTTCGTCATTACCGGGGGATACTCCAATGTTGGGTTCTTCCATCAACATCTTATGAACAAGGGCTTCTTTCTGTAGAAGAAGTTCCCCTCTTGCGATGTCGTTTTTCTCCGCCTTCAAGCGGGAATCAATAAGTGATATCTGGTGACGCAACTGGCTCACGCGCTCGCCCGTTTCGGAAGAGATTTGGGTGGATGTAATATCGCCCATAGCCTTCTCTTTCGCGGCGAGGATATCGGATTGACCTTTGATCTGAGCCGAAAGAATCTTCGCCTGTGCGTCGATCTGTTTGGCTGATCCCTGATCCATCAACTGCTGGACAATTCCAGACATCTCTTCGATCTGTCCTTGCATCTCCATCAGACGGGTCTGTTCTTCTTCTGCGATAAATCGTTTGGCATCCTTGTAACCCAAAGCACCAAACACCTCTTTTGTGACCTCTGCCTGATTCAGATAAGAAATAATGTCGGGGTTTATCTCCCCCATCGTTCTGATACCCAACAAAAGCCGTTCAATCTTTCTTACGGGGTCTGTCGCCCCAGTTCCGACATTCACCCCCACGGTCATCTCATGCCGTAGAAGATCATCGGTGTCTTCTCCTGTGAACCTCTGGTAGTAACCCGGTTCCATGTTCTCGTCCTGTTCGGCCCGATTCGCCGCAACAGTTAGCGCAACCTCGTCAGTTTCGTAGTACTGCTCTAACCGGATCAGTTGCATGATCACTGGTTCAAGCCATGTTTCTGCGAAAGTGCGAATCATGTATTCCATGATGGAGTTAGCGTTGGAAGAGAGCATCTCCATACCGCCAACTGTTTCATTCATCATCCGATTACTTTGAACGCTTCCCTGAGAGAAGTTGCCAGCAATATCATCAAAGTCGATGTTCAGGCGATCCTGTTCTTCGTATGAACTATTTGTAACATCGGGCGTTGGAACCATTTGCACATCGGTCATTGGGTCATCCATCATCACTGAACCCCCCGGCACACTTCTTTTCAGCGCGTGGATATCAATGTTGGCACTTCGACGGATGTGGTAACGCTTATTCAGGACAAGTTGTACATTGTCTGATCTCTGGTTAGCAATATCGTTGGATGCGGTCTGTAAGTCCTGTGTCAGTTCAACCAGTGAAGTCGGATAAACCTTATGTGCCTCGATGACGGAGTTACCCATCACATATGGGCGCTCACCATCGCGTAGGTGTGGGTAAATGTCTGTCAAAGGTTTCGGATTGGTCAGCATGAACTCAGTTCCCGCTGTGTAATAAACCCAATCCCTGCCGTTTTTTCTCACGATGTTCTTGTGGATAAAAATCGTGGTGTATTCAGTCGTGTTCTCCCGTCGATCCGCAATCGGGTCTTGTCTTTTACCCTGTCGGGTCT